TATCAATCGCTTGCATGGTTACATTCTTAACCTTGCCTTGCTTTGCTAACTCCTTAGTCTCTTCTTGCTTCTTTTTGTAGTCTTCTTCTAACTGGTCTTGACCATGAAAGAATTTCGAGAGTAGCCCACCGACCTCACCAGCAATACCCGCAACCTCACCGCCAGTCTTCTTGATGTCTTGATAGGCTTGAACTGCCGTCTTGATTCCTTCGTAGGCAAGTTTGCATCCAGTAAAGATGGTGATTGGATCAATGGTTTACTCCTATTGCTGTGGAGCAACATCCCAATTTATAGAGGCTGGTGCTTGTTGTTGTTGAGGACGTTGTTCTTGCGCTCCATGAAAAAACGCATCAGTTGTTTTAAGGTAATCATTATCAATAATTCCTGACTTATTCAACATATCTGCTATCTTTGCAGATGCCGCACCAGCAAACTTTGGATTGTCTTGCGCCTTAGCAATCATTGATAAAGTATCCATATTTTGTTTACTTGTCAAAGAACGAGCAATCATTTTGGGAGTTAGATAAAGAACACCTGCCGATAAAGCAGAATTAGTTAAATCCAACTTATCTTTAACTTCATCTGGAAGCACAAAATATGCTCCAACTCCAATTGCGCCAGTTTCCGCAACACCCAAAGCGGCAGATACACCTTTTGTTCGCAATGCTGAACTTCCTTGGAAAGATTCAGTTCCAAACTGTGCGGCTTTTGCCAATTCTTCAATTGTTTTACGCTGGTCTGGTTTGCTAAACAAAAAGTTAAATGATTCTCTAAATGTAGGATTACTAAGGTTTTCACCAAATTTAGCAATCGCTTCAGGAGAATTAAATGCGTTTTTCAGATAACCATACATCAACTCTTCTGATAAACCTTTGCTTGCTTCTTTAGGAAGATACTTTTGAGCCTGAACAATAGCCCCAAATGTTTCTCTCATACGCTCTGGTCTGTCAAAGTTAAAAAGGTACTCGCCAACAGCAGATGGCTCAGACTTTAGAGCAGAAGCAACTGTTCCACTATAAAAACCTTGCATGGCATCGCCATAACCCTTTTGTGCATTGAAATAATCACGCAATAACTGGTTGTTTGAGGTTGTGGCTTTGGTTTTTCCAAGACCTGCAATTAAAGTATCTACATCTTGTGCATAGTTCAACTTCTGACCAGTTCGCAAGCCAGCAGGAGAATCAACGCCACCAGTAAATCCAAGTTTTCGTGCTAATGCTTTATCTTCTTCATTACCAAATGTACTAACCATTACATTATCCATTTGCTTACGAATAGCATCTGCTTGTAAGTTGTACTCTCGTTGTAATGCAGTAGTTGGTACGCCTTCTTTTTGTGCTTCTCTTGCACCAGCCAATAAATCACTACGTAAATCATGGGCGGTGCTTAAAGGCACATCATCAGCCTGATTAACAATATCTTCCAATGCTCGTCTACGCTCTGCGCCAGCACCAGCAAAGTTTCGTTTAGCAAGTTTGTCTAATTCAGCCTTGGCATTGTCTTTTAATGGACGCATATTGACAAACATACCATTGCCTTCTTGCTCCAATTGCTGATAAACAGGACGATATTTATCCTTCATAGCAGTTTCAGCAGATTTGATAGCAGACTGGAATCTATCGCCAACAGCCATTTGTGTCGGATCACCTTGTTTTAAAGCCATTTGGAACGCATCAGATGTATCTAATGTATTCAATACATCGGTAGCACCTTGTTCAATTGCTTTTTTAACACCCGCCTGTTGTTTAGCAAATGCCTCTGCGCCAGAAGAATATTTCAATGCACCTTCAATTGCTTGTGTTCCAAGATTACCAGTCAATTGACCTTTTGTTAAGGTTGCTCCACGAGCAGATAACCATTCTTGAGCCGCTTTTCTAGCCTGTTCTTCAGGAGAAAAAGCGTTCATAAGACCGCCCATTTGTACGCCAGCCTTGCTTAAAGCATCCTTGCCAATTTGAATTGTTTGACCAGCAAGTTTGAATGTAAGATTTCCACCAACATCAAAAGCGGCATTTTCTAAAACATTAGAAAGAAGTTTTGCACCAGTTTCGCCACTAAATATATCTTGACCAGTTAATGCTTGCTCACCAAGAGTTCCTGCGGCAGTTCCTGCTGTGCTTCCCATTAAAGATGGAATAAATGGTCTTGTAAAAGCAGGTGCTTTACCTGCAATTTGAGTCATCATCTGAATTGGACGTAATTCAGGCGCAATAAGTGGCAATAGACCACCAATCAATCCACCAGCAGAAGGTAAATTACTTGCCTGTTCAAGTGGTAATGGTGATAAAGCACCCGCCAACGACATACGAGTTCTATTTAATTCACGCTCTTTTGCCGCTAGTTCTTCCCTAGTTGGCCCTTGAGTCATTGATGGCGGTTCATCCCAGTTAATTCCTGCCATAATATTTCCTTAAAGACCTAATTCAGTTTGAAGAGATTTTGCTTTTGCTCGTTCAGCATCACTAATTTTGCCAGACTTATACTTTTGAACAAGATCATTGTATTCTTGTACTTTTACATAATTTTGGCCTTCGGCAATGTTTGGATTAAATGAAGTTCTATCTTTTTCAGGTAACTTAGCCATTTGCTCATAAGTAACCTTTTTAGACATTGCTTCATTTCTAATTTCGTTAATTAAACGAGCAATAGTTGGGGCTTCTTGAGCCATATTTGGTTTGCTTTTAAGCAGTTGCTCAAGTTCTTTGTTGGATTGACTGCCTGGGAATACCTTAGCAATCTGTTGTACAAGTCTTGAAGAAATTGCATTAGCAAATTCAGTATCGCTTGCACGACTACTAATTGGAACTCCAAAAGCCGCAAGTCCTTTAGACAAAGAAAGTTTGGCATCAGCACCAGCACCTGTAAATCCTGTCGGAATAACCGCCTCAAACTTATCAAGTTGGCTAAGAGTTGGAGTAAGTGCTGTATATGCTTGACCAGCAGTAGCCCAATTTTTAGCGGCTTCTTCTCTATCTTTAACCAAGAATACTTTTTCAAGTGCGCTACCAAGATCAAGGTGAGTGGCAGATGCACCAGCCTTGGCAATACCTGCCTTATGAGCAAATACGCCTTTTTCCATAGCCTGAACTTGCTCTGGTGTGTAATCTTTTAGGAATGGTTTTGCTTCAAATCCTAATGCTCTTGCTTGAACAGCATATTCAGCAGGAGTAGAAATATTTTTAGATGCAACAAAATCAGCAAACGCTTTATCGTTAGAAGCAATACCTTTCGCAAGATTTTCAGGCGTTCCTCCATCAACAAGTGCCTGAACACGAGCATTTAGTAAATCACGTTTTGATCCGATTTCACCAGTTTCAGCCATTGCTTTATTGGCTTGAGCATATTTCTGCGATGTTTCTGCATTTTTTGCAACTGCTTCACGAGCCAAATTAGCCAATGCACTTGCGCCTTGTGGATCAAATTGTCCAAGTCTTTGTGCTCCCATCATTATTGAATTAGGGTCATTTAAATCAACTTCACGCATTACTGCATTTCGTTGACTTATTAACTGTAACTGTGGGTCTTGACCGCCCATAGCACCACCAATCATTCCTGCCAAACGATTAGCACCATATCCAATGCCTGTTTTAGCAAGAGTAAAAGGATCAAGTTGAGCCAATTGCGCCGCTTGTGATAACGCTTGTTGATTTTGTTGTTGTTGATACATCTCAGGAGTCGTACCAAACAAACCACCTACTATTGAATCTGCCATTTGGTTACTCCTTAAAATATACCCATGCTTTGATAGTTAGAGAATTCACTAGGAGTTATTCCACCAGTAAATGTTGACGTAGGAATAACATCAGTTCCTGTAAGCCATGAACTATTGAACTTATTTGTTATACCTTGTTGTAATTGAGGGTTAGTAGATGCGTTAATCAATGCACTTGCATAAGGGTTATAAGCATTTGCAGGTTGCATAGTATTTGCCGCACCAACTCCACCACCATAAGTAAATCTACCTGAGTTTGCTCCATAAGCCGCAGATTGACCACCCAAACCAGCACCTAATGTCAAATTACTTTGACCAAGTTGCTCAATACCACTTTGTACGCCAAGCGTATTTTGGAATGGAGACAATGCACCCACTTGACCTTGTTGATACTGACCAAGTAATCCTGCACCTTGACCAAACAATCCTGCACCAAAAGCAGTTTGTTGTTGACCAGCCTGTTGAGCATTTGCCGCTAACTGAAGGTCTTGCATAGCCCTAGCATTAGCAAGTGCCGCCGCTTCAGGATTAGCCGCCATCAAACCACCCCCTTGAGCAACAGACAAACCTGTACGACCTGAGTTTTGCAACTGGTTCATCAAGTTAGCAGACTGCTGTTCACGGCTAGGGGCAAGCAATGCCTGTTGGTTTGCCATGTATTTTTGAGCCGCTTGTTCAGGAGATTCGGCTAAATACTGTTGACCAAGATTAAACAGTCCACCCGCCGCAGTTTGTAATGGTGCATATTGCTGTTGTGCGCCCAAACCTTGTTGTATCTGTTGTCCCATCAAACCAGACAATTGCTGTTGATAGGCTTGGTATTCAGGAGATAAGTTATATCCTGCACCAATCAAATTGCCATTAGCATCTGTTTGGAAGTTACTTGATCCATAACGACTTGTAACACCAACTGGACGGAATCTAGCCGCATCAGCCGCTATTCGTGCCGCTTCTAGTTGGGCTTGTGCAGAAGTTTGAGCCGCATTACTAGCAGAATCACCCGCCATCATGCCACCTAGTAGGCTACCTCCAACCGATATCGCTGGTGCTATCCAAGGCATATTATTCCCCTTTAATTAAAACTTCATCTACTTTTGACGGGTCTTTCTCGTCAGTAGCATGAACACAATACCAAACCACATCGGTGACGGCCTTAACGCCATGATTCTCACCAGCCTTAATCTCAATGCAAGCAGGGGCTTCAACAATCTGAATGTCACCCTCTTTAACAACTACAACCTTACCTTTAGCAATGATCCCAAAATGGGAGTAGTTATGCTTGTGTTGCATAAGCATCTGCCCCGCATCAATGTGCGTTTCCTTGGCATACAGTCCATCAGTAAAGTGGTGTGTAATCATGCTGTGCGTTTCCACATATAGACAACCACATATGGCGGCAAGTTAGCATTGGTTGCGCTGACACCAGCAGTTGAGTTGGAAACACTAATGCCAGTTACTGCTGAATTTGTTGTTCCAGTTGTTGTGGAATTTTGAGCAACAAATGTGCCGCCACCTTGTGCAACTGAACTTCCACCAAATCCCAATCCAGTGTGAACGTGACTAGGGTCTGTAACAGTAGCCGTGTGCGTATGGCTTACAACAATAGCGTCTTTAGAGCCACCAGTATTACCTACTGTACTGAAAGTGGCATCACCACTATCCAAACCAACCATTACCTTACCTGCGCCAAAGGCTGTCCAAGTACCAAAACCAATTAAAGTAGCAGGATTAGTACTTGATGTGGCATTTGAATAAACAGAACCAACAGGATACAAGGTCTGTAAAACTGCTTGTACAAAAGCGGTAGTCGCTAACTTAGTAGAACTGTCTGAAGAACTTTGAGTTGTAGCAACAGCACCAGTTGGCAGTGTAGGCGCACCAGTAAATGAAGGACTATTTAAGTCAGCCTTGGTAGCAACAGCAGTCGCAATACTGTTAAATTCAGTATCTATTTCAGTACCCTTAACAATTTTTAAGGCATTGCCAGAAGCAAGGCTATCCTTACTGGCGAAATTGGTTGCTTTTGTGTAATCGGTCATGACATTTCCTTAATAAATCTTGCCTTCTTTGGCAAATATCTCAATCTTTTGGATGCTCAACGGGAAAGCATTGATGTCTGCCTCATATCCAGTTTGAACAACCTTACCCGAACCAGTTGGATAAACACTCAATGTTTGCAAAGTTACACCACCTGAATAGTATGCAACTGTTGTAGCATTTGCTCCATATTCGGCTATACCATAATATGCAACAGACTGAGAAGGAATTTTAGCCGACTGAGCATAATAATTACCAGTAAAGTCGTAACCCCACTTGAAAGTTAAATACTGATTGCTACCACCAATCACAACAGTTCTAAGTTTCTTCAGAATAGACGTAGCAGAGGGCGTACCAAGATCAGTATGATTCGTAAAATATTGAAAACGATATGAGGAGGTATCATCGTTATAACCAGAATAGGTAGCAAGATAGCCTCCTTTTCCAAGATACAGCGTACCATCTTGTTTTGTCAACAAGGCTTTAGGAGTAATAGAATCCCAAGTCGTAACCCTTGCAGAACCATCTTGCAAAGTGCCCTTCATATCAAAGCAGTAAACCGACTTTAATACTGGCAAAGTTAATAGATAAAAGGCTTCTTGACTGTTATATACAGATTTAATAGCAGGTAAGGATTCGCTTGCAATAGCAGAAATCAGGTCATTACGCACATTCTTAGACAAATCACGCAATGGCATAGACTTCTCTTGGATAGTCCTCAAAGCACTACGCACACCTGTGGATGACAAGAAAATTAGGTCAGTACCCGTATAAGCCAAAGAATCTCTAGCCACACAGCCAATTCCTGTAATGACATCTTGTAAAATCATGGTTGATGGCGTTGTCGCACCTTGGTAAACAAGAATGTTGTTCTTACCAAAGATGAACAAAAAGCCGTTATGTGCGCCCAAAGCGACAATTACATCTCCACCTTTAGGCCAAACAGTAGTGGTATCTAGCGTTCCAGCAGTTCCTGTACTCCACTTGTTTGCTAACTTTGTATCGCACCATTGAACAGTTACTTTGTCTGAGGAGACATCGGCTGTCCAAAGCCTTCCATAAGCACTTAAAGCCGTGTTAGCCAACTGAGCAGTACCTGCATAGCCAGTTAACTCGCTAATGCGTCTAAACGTGGTTGTAGATAGAGATGGGTCAAATACAAGTGGATCATGTCCTGACTGGAATGAGTAGAGTGCGCCAGCCAAGGAAACCATCTGCCAATTACTTGCGGTAATAGTTGGTGCAGTACCCCCTCCACCATAAGTCAGAGTCACCAAAGATGAACTGCTTAACTTAAATAATTTGTTATTTCCAGCAAGTATTGTGTAGGAGGTAGCATCAGCAGTCACAACCTCACCAATTGATGCAATGTCATTAGTAGACAAATCAGAATTCGTAGAAGAATTGACTTTTGTCCAACCTTTTCTAGCACCAATACGACCATATTGGTCAATTACGCAATTATTCGCAGTAAGTGCAAAGC